TGCAAAAGCGTTGCTGGACGGACCATTGCGCCAATGCCTCGACATACCAGCGGGCGTCGCGGTTCGGAGGGTAGCCCGGGAAGTCCTTCTGCACCACCCAGGCCCTGTCAGTGCCATCCCACCTCGGATGAGAGGGGATGCGCTTGACAACATCAATCATGCGGGGGTTGTAGTCGAATTGCAGCTTGAAGGTGTTGGGCGTTTCTGTCAGGAAAAACGGCCTCATGCTGGTACTGCCTCAGGCTCCTCGATGGGGACATCTTCGGGGGCGTTCACGTCACCAAATGGGTCATCGGGGTTGCCGTCAAAGTTGATTTCCTGCTGGATTACGCCCCACTTCTTGTCATTGACGTAGGCCTTGGCCTCATACAGCAGGGCCTCCACAGCATCGCGCAGATCCTCGCAACGCTCGTAGGCCTCGGTATCGATGTCGAAGCCGGTGAGCGGTGAGCACACGTTGAGCACCTTACTGGTGGCCAAGGTGCGCTTGCCGACGAGGATGCACTGCTTGTCGGTGTCGAATCCCTTGACAGTGACACCAGTGACGGAAATGCGGTGCAGCAGGTCCTCGTTCTCGATGCTGCCCAGGTTGCCCCAGTCAATCATGGGCGACTCCCTCTGCTCGGTCAGCTCTGCGAAGTAGGGGACAAGCGCAGTGAGTCGCGCCTTCAGATCCTCATGCACGACGTTCTTACCCTTGAGGGCGACATCGTTGCCATCATCATCAACAAAGGCGACCTCCAACGTGCCGCCCTTGCTCAGTTTAACTTTTGTGATTTCCATTTTTTGAATATCAATTAAAATCTATAAATAACTGCACCCCGTGGGGCTCATGGTAGCCAGGGTGACTCGCCAAATAAGCCTCTCGGAGTTTATTTCTGATAAGTTCCCGCTCTTCGACACTGACATTGTTCCTGTCAGCATTGTAATTGGCTTGGAGCGCGAGTTCGAGACTGCCTTGGATTTCCTTGTCATCCAACATGATCTCATGGACAGCGTACATGTGACAGAATAATTCGGCATCACTCATTTCTTCATCTGTCTGCCACCGGCTATATACAACGTGCATCCATCGTGTCACTCCATCGTAGCCATCCTTGTCAAATCGTGGCCCAGGACGGTCATTGAGAAAAATGACGGTTAAAGACTCTTTTTTGATCGACTTGCCAAGTTTACGCCATCCGTAATAGACACGAAGGCGTTTGGGCCGGGAAAGGTGCGATTTCATCCCGTGCATTGCCTCAAGCAATTTGAGTTGTGGGATTGGGGATGATTGTTGAGAGCTCATCGGTAGCGGTAATGTTGGATGAATTCCTGATAGTACCTGTCGGCTGGAAGTGGCAGGGTGATGCCCCATTCAGTCGCAGCGTCTGCCTGGACCTTGTTCATGAAATTCGTCATCTGGACGGTGTTCAGCCCGCTCGTTCCGCCGACAACGGTGTACCGCTTGCCGCCGAAGTTCGCCTCACGCAACAGGAACTTGGCGCAGTAGTAGTCGTGCCAATCCTCCTTCTCGGTGCCGGTGTTCTCTTCCATGCACTTGAACCACATCCACATGAGTGCGTTCTGGCTCACCGTGCGGGGCTCGGTCTTGCGCTTGATGCTCAAGACATAGACACCGTTACGGAGTTGTGAGCACAGGAAGTCGAAGGACTTCTCCATGCTCACTTGTCCGTTTTTCTTGGTGAGTAGCACGTCCATATCAATAAGGCAGGTCGTTCACGCCAGGGCCTTGATAGGGCTGCTGGTACTGCGGTTGCGGTTGCGGCTGTGCGGGTGCCTGGTATTGTTGCTGCACGGGCTGTTGGTAGGGAGCCTGTGCAGGCATGGGTGCAGCGGGCATGGGTGCAGCCTGGGGCTGGTAGGACTGCGTTTGTGCTATCGGTTGCGGCTGCTGATACTGCGGTGCCATCGGCTGCGGGGCTGCCTGCTGGGGCGCATCCTGCCGCTTGTCAAGCATCTCGAAGCGGTCAACGATGATGTTGGTGGTGTAGCGCTTCTGCCCGTCCTTCTCATACTGGCGGGTGTTCAGCTTGCCCTCGATGTAGAGTTTAGAACCTTTACGCACATAACGCTCGGCGACTTCGGCGTTTCTGCGCCACATGACGATGTTGTGCCACTCGGTGCGCTCCGGCACCTGCACACCATTAGCGTTGGTGTAGGCTGGGTCACTGGTGGCCAGTGTGAACTCGGCGACCTTCACGCCTTGGACCTCACGAATGACGGGATCCTTGCCGACGTTGCCGAGTAGTATTGCTTTGTTAACGCTCATTTGCTCTCTTTTAATTTGATTGTGAAACTTCCTGAACGGAAGCCCTCCGACGAATACTCATCGTACAGGTCGGGGTGGTCTTCCTTGAACTTCTTACTGTCGAACTTGGTAACAACGCTGTCCTTGGCGATCGTGGCCTTGAACGCGTCACACTCAAACGACTTGATGCCGTTCTCGATCATGGCGGCTTTGAGTCCCTTCTTGAACTCGTCCATGAGGGTGTCGATTTCCTGCTGTCGCTTGAGCAGGTTGGTGATTGCATTGATAACCTCCAGCGACACGACTCCGGACTGCTCCTGCACGGCGGGCAGGTTGTTGCCCCGCATGATTTCCAGCATGTCGGGGTCGCCAGTCCACTCATATTCCCAGTGGCCATCAACCCACGTCGCTTTGGTGTGCTCAAGCAAAGCCTTGACGAAATCGTCAGGCTGTCGCTCGATGATCCAGAACTCGCCCTTATCGTGACGTAGCCAGTTGGCGGCAAGGCCCTCGACCTTATCGCCCGTCTGCTTCTCGTACAGGTAGGCATACACGCTCAACTGCCAAGATAGGTAGAGTTTCAAGCCAGCGACACCACCCGGGTAGTAGTCCAGGTTGTTGGTCTTGGTATCGACCAGCCATGTGCCTTGCGTCACGATCTTGCGCCACACGTTATCGATGTTGGAGCCGTACTGGGAGTTGTCACTGATGGTGTACTCGTTGGCGATGGGCTCGAAGCCCTCACGGTGCTTGATGTAGGTCTCAAGCTCCTGGGCAACGTCAAATGGGCCGAACACCTGCGTGCCGTAGTCCCTTGTGTCATGCCATATTGCCGGGTACTTGGTCTGCTTGATGCGGATTTCGTCGTAGGTCTCGATGGACTTGTGCACGGCTGACCCGTAGGCACCAGCGCGGGGGATGGCCACCTGCTTGACATACTCGGGGGCACCAGGGTAAACGCCGAGGTTGAGTATCGCATGGATGAGGCCAGTGATACCGCTCAGGCGCTTCGTGCCAAGCCAGTAGCCATGAGGATCTTCCTCAAAGCGTACTGGCGACTTGGGTAAGGCTAATTTCGTCATGACTCTGGCAACTCGGAAGCCTTCTTTTCGCAGGCCTTGTAGAACTCTGAGTCTTTAACGCACATGGCAGGGTAGGCAGTGGAATATTTCTCCCACACTCGCTGATATTCCGCATTGGTCGTCACTGTCTCCAACTCGGCGAGAGCCTGTTTCAACTGCTCGCCAGTGAAGGCGATTGCAGCAGTGCCGGTGGACTTCTTGCCTCTTGACGTTGATGCGGCCTTGCCGGTATCATTGAATTGGGCTTGGTTGCCACAGGCGGCATTGGCGTCGTCGTCAGTGTCAGCAACAATTCCGAGGATTGCGCAGTAGGAATAACGCTTCAGGTAGGTGATAGCACTTCCGAGGTCCTGGTAGTCACTTGTGCCACTAAGGGTAATATTGACATCACTTCGGAACCACTGGCCGCTGGAGTGAACCAGCAAAGTGATGAGCTTGCCATCAGTGATGATCTGCGTCACGGCCAGTTCGTGTTTCTTCAACGTGGGCGCGGCAGCTTCAACGCACGCTGATAAGTCGGCATATTTGAATGAATAATTCTTGCCCGACTTAGTGGTCACTTTGACATCCTTGTTAAGTTTCGGCTGTTTGAGCTCCGACTGGAACCCTGAGAGGGCCTTTGAAATCTCATTGATCTCTTGGCTCATGAATGTTGTTTGGTCATTCATAATTGTTACGGTTTTAATTGGTTTGACTTATCAGTAAATGTGTCTCATTTACTGATGTAAAGGTAGTGAGTTTTAGCGGATTACGGGCAACGTATTGCTCGCCATTTTTGCGCCTTAACTCTTTGTAACGTTTGGCCCGAACTGCTCCAGGCACTGGTCGATTACCCTGCAGACGGTCTCCTTGAACTTGGCAAGGTCGTTGGCATGGATGAAGATGCGCTGGCGCTTTCCCTTGCCGCCGCCCGTTGGGGTCTCCACGATCTGCAAATAGGGGTCGCCTTTCACATCCTCACGGGCATCGAAATGATACACCCGTGTGCCAGCGAACTGCGACTCGGTGAAAATTACATTCTCCATTGTGATGATGATTAAGTGATGATGTGTGGCAGGGTGGGACTCGAACCCACGGCACACCGCCTCTCCACTACGATGTGTCCACCATGCCCACCGGATCACCTGCGGACCTCACGGCTGGCAGGCTTTCATTATGAAAAAAATTGTTCTATTAGTTGCGTGCCCAGCGGTGGAGTCGAACCACCATTGCGGAAAGAACCGCCCTCGCTGGGCTGTTGTCCCACGCGTCTCACGACGAATTGGTAACCTCCAAAAATTATAAACATTCTAAAACATCTTTTACCTCATTAACATTAACTTTACCAATGATGTGGGGATGAGGGAATTGGACCCGCTGCTCAGTCTGGGGAAAATAATTAAAACCCTCCTGCCTTGCCCATCGTGCAGGTCTTCATCCCCTGGTGTGGCTGGGGTCGCCCTCACGGGCTCCCAGCCGGATTAAGAAAAGTGTCTTACTTATTTGGCATACCTATCAAGAGCGCCACATTAGATGGTTCTACCCTTAATGAGGTGCGGCCAGGACACGTCCTGGCGGGTCTTCCGTGGCTCGCTGCCACTACAACTCTTTTACAAAATGCGCTGCGTTTAAGGCCTGCAACTCGGCCACCTTGCAAGGATGCTTTGAAAAGGGAGGGCGTTGGAACGTTATAGCTATGCGCCGCCCTCCCGAAGGTCTGGCCACCTCTGGTATTGTCGCCGAGGGTGGTGAGATGTTATCCCCAGGCCTTGCGATACGGTCACTGGGCGCCCTCGGCGTGATGTGAAAAGGCAGGATGTCCTATGTTCTCGAGAGCACAGCCTTGCGGCTACTGTGACTGTCCAGCGGGGCGTTGCCGTTCCCGCCATCCTGCCTTGTGGTTCTGCTGGCCGTGCGAGGCTTTTTGATACGTCAGGCCGTAGCCTGTGACCATTATTCCGAGGGTGGCGTTACCGCTCACCCCGACCAGCAGTGATGGGTTTCGTGGATGTCCGGAGCCTCATTGAGCAATGGAGCGCGTTACCGACACTCCCATCCACGAAGTTCCTGCAATTACCCCCGCAGGACGGGTGATGACACCTGCGTGTCTCACGACAGGCAAGCACGTTCTGTAAAACAAACCATTAAAAGCACTTAGTGATATCGTTTGTGCCCTTCCCGGGCCAGGTGATAGGAAAGTCGCCGTGCCTTCACAGGTTGGGCGACTGGTTTACAAAAAAGAAAAAATTATTACTTTCGGTTGCGTAGCCCAGCCGGGACTCGAAACCGGCAGCGCAGGATGGAAGCAAACCCACACTCGACCACTCCAGGGCTGTGTGCCCGCCGTGTTTCACAACAAAGCGGGGAGATTTGATGTTTGATTAAAGGAAAAAGTTTGTCTGTGAAATGCTGTGAGGCCCTTGGAATCGAACCAAGTGAACACGGCGCTTTTGAGATTATGACATGATGACTCTGCCATGAACAGCCAGCGGCCCCGAATAAAAGCCTGCCATGTGCTCGGCACGGCAGGCCAACCCTAATTATTAACACTTAAATCTGTAAGAATTATGAAAAAGAAATTACTCGCAGTCTTCGTCATGATCATCGTTGAACAATTCCTTGATGATGTCTATCTTGCCCGCTCTGTCCCATTTCTTGAACAGACGGTCATAGACATAGACCAGGGCAAAGCCAACGGCCTTAGAGATGATGATACCCAGCGTCCACTCGCTGGAAGATAAGACGCACAGCAGCGCAATCATGGCTATAGCCATCAGCGCCATGGCGTACTTGTTGGTGAAAAGTTCAATGTACTTCATTTCGTTACGGTTTTATTGGTTTGACTTATTTCTCATGTTGCGGCAGTGCCGCAAGACATCAGCGGCATTGCAGTACCATCGCCCGTTCTGCCTCACTGACTTCTTGTCGGCCCTTATCTCGCCGCTCTCGACAAGGCGGATGAGACGGGCACGACCGCCGACGATCTCAGCGGCCTCCGTCTTGCAAAACGTCTTGTTGGCCATCGCCAGCAGGATATTCTCCAGGTGGATGGCCGGGGTATCGACGCAGCTCATGCCACACGGGTGACAATGACCACGTTCTTGACGTAGTCGGTGCGCGTCTTGTACCTGTAGCCCTTGGCCCTCTCGGGTGCCAGGTGCGAATAGATCGTCGTGCTCAACGACGATTTGCGCTCGATGGGAATGGCGAGTTCAGCGCCTACGGTCAACTCCCTGAGCGACTTGGTGAGATTGATATTGTTTTCCATCTTCATCTAAAAATTGGTGAATAGTGGACTGGCCTCGGGACTCGAACCCGCATTGCTCACATCCCCTGTCTCCAGTTGACCGCCTCCCCATCACGGGAGAGGCGCGGGGCCACACCAGTCTATTTGGCAAATAAAAAATTCATTACTCATAGCGGGACTTGCACGCCCGCTATATCGTGGCCAGCATCACCGCCAACCCGTGGACTCTCCACTTTGCGTGACGGCTTACTGGACTTCTCGCAGGATCGGCCTTTTCGCTCTCGCTCGGATGTCACTCTTATTGCGTTCACCGCTCGCCCTGGGCTGCGCTCTACGCTTGCCCCGGGGTCATGGCCGTTAGGCTACTTACCGTCCTGCTCATCGCTTGCCCTGCCGCCCTGGGGCGGTGGTTGCAGCGGATTGCCATCATGTCAAGGGACTCTTCTTTGGCTGTCCTTTCGGACTTGCTCCGCTTGTCGGGATTGCACCGACGACCTCTCACGGGCATGTGAGCGCTCTCTCGTCGCTGAGCTAAAGCGGACTATTGGTTGGGTGACTTACACTCTCACGATGCAGTCTTTGGTTTCGAGCTTGCCGTTCACGAACTCACAGCGGTAGAGTTTCGCGCCCCACACATTGGGGTTCTGGTCGGCCTCGACAAATGCAGCCCTGGCGGCTTTATCATCATTGAAAACGTCCTCTGTCATGTGACGCTCGCTATACACGATTGATACTTTGAAAAACTCCATGGTTGTTCTGGCTTTTGGTTTGACTTACGGCGGTTATTTCGACAACTGGTAAAGCAGGGTATCGATGTCCAACTCTCCATTGCCTCCCGAAACCAGGGCGGCGTAGTAGTCGCCATCGGTGATGCCGTACTTCTCCTTGAGCAGCTTGAGCGCTCCTTTGAGGATCGTGACCTTGCGGTATTCACGGTTGCAACCGGTCGTCGCATCCTTCTCCTTGGATGTCAAATCGGCAATCTGGTCGTTGAGGTTGTCGAGGCTGCCCTCATAGTCGGCGATGTCGATGCGCTGCTGCTCGTTCTGCTCTCTCAGTGCCATGCAGTAACCCTTGAGGTCATGCACATCCATCTCGTTAATGTCCTTATCCTTGAAGGCTTCGAGTAACTGTTTTGTTTCTTCTTTCATAGTGGCGTAATTTTTTGAGTTATACATTGTTGCTAATCCAAATTAAAGCACTATATTTGTGCATTAGTTTGTTTGTGATGCAAAAGTATCGCCATTTGACGATATGTGCAAATTTTTTTGAGGAAAAATATCTTCAAATGACGATATTTAATGTTTGATTACATTTCGCAATGTTTATTCACATTTGGCGAAATCGAAAAAAGTTTGTTTGGAAATGGAAATCTTATCGAGAATTAACGAGCTGATCATTGCGCTTAACCTCACCAGTCGGGCGTTCGCAATAGCGTGTGGCATCAAGTACACGACGCTCAACAACTATTTGACTGGACGACGTGCCATCGGCTTTGATACCGTTGACGCTATCCTCAAGGGCTTTCCCAATGTGTCCGCTGAATGGCTCATGCGAGGCGAGGGCCACATGTTCAAGAGCGACATAGCCAACCAGTCCAACGACAGATTGAACAAGCTGATCGCCACCATCGGTGAAATGCAGTCAATCGTCGAGGAGAAACAACAGGCCATCGATGCACTGCAAGCAGAGAACGACAAACTCAAAAAGCAAATCAAGTAATCATGGCAAAACAATCCTATCTCGGAAAACTCGCTAAGGGTTTCGTGCGCTCTGCCGTTAACCAGGTGGGGCGCGATGGCGGACGTGTCATCAGTAATCAAGTGTACGGCGACGCACACAGCACGCCAGTCAGGGGCACAGGTGAACTATCACAGACACCTCCGCCACTGACTAACCAACCGTACATCGAAACAGGAAACGCAGAGTTTGTGCCCACACTCAGCAAGGAACTTCCGCTATGGATCGTGGCTATATTCCTCACTTGCGGACTCGCCTCGTTCATCGCTTTTTTCAAGGGACTACACTACTTCAAGAAGGACACAGTAACCTACAAGCGCTACGAGGTGCAGCAGGTGCCCATCTATGACCGCCGCTATAAGTCTGGCATCCGTGGCTACAAGAATGAGGCAGGTTACAAGTTCTATGAAATCCCAGCTGGTCAAGCTAACTCTGACGATGTAAGGAGGCAGAAATCATCAGCCCGCATTCTGATGATAGTATCTGGTGCCGTGCTTTTCATGTTCGCCTGCGCCTTGCTCGGCCTCAAGCCAGGCGCAATGCAGTTCAACCCGTTCATGCTGATCTCAATTCCT